AAGCGCCTGCAAGACATGAACCAATCTGTGTTTAACAACATGGGTAGCGCCATCGACAACTTTGTTCGCACTGGTAAGCTGTCATTCAAAGACCTGACTCGCAGCATCATTCAAGACCTCATCTCAATTGCGATGAAGGCTCAAATGATGTCTATGTTCAAAGGGTTTAGCTTCTTTGGCCCCTCGGGTGGTGGCGCTCCTGTTGGAGACTTTGGTGGCCCGTCTATGGCTTCTGCCCCTGTGTTTGCCGCAAACGGCGCTGACGCCAAAGCTGGTCAACCGTTCTACGTTGGCGAACAAGGCCCAGAGCTATTCGTCCCCCAAGGCGCAGGCACAATCATGCCAAACAAGATGGTTGGAGCTATGAACAACAGTCAGCCTCAAGTCGTATACAACGGCCCATACATTGCTAGCATGAGCGCAATTGATACGCAGTCTGCCACGCAATTCTTGGCAAAGAACAAACAGACAATTTGGGCTGTGAATCAATCCGCCCAACGGTCTTTACCAGTGAGCAAGTAACATGAGTCTGCAAGCCATTCTTTCAATCAGCGAATCGGTTGGCATCAATGACCAACGGTTTGTCGGTCAAACAGTCAGTCGCAACCAAAAGATCACAACCTCTGAGATTTTGACCGTAGTTCCATTTGCTTTTGAACTCAAGCCAATGAACTACCTTCTGTATTCTCGGAATCGTGGGGTATTGAACAGCTTGCGCATTCCTGACAAGGCTTTGACTCAATACATCAACTTTGGCTCAACTGGTTGGGTGAACTACATTCAATATCAGGGTGACATGACTTCGGCGCAAATTGTTGCTTGCCAATGGCAGACATCAAGTGCAAACAAGACTTTGGTTCTTGGCTCGCTGCCATCCATTGCGGCCACAAAATATTTGTTTCGAGTTGGCGACTTTGTTCAGGTTGGTTTGTACTCTTACATCGTGACCGCTGACGTTTTGCGCGGCCCAAATCCAACCGTGAACGTTCCTGTTCATCGTAGCTTGCTTACCGCGCTCACATCGACCGTTGCTTGCGTTGCTGGAGAGTTTGGCTCAACTGTTTCAATGGGTGGCAACACTTACACAGGCGTGACTTTCCCTGTTGTGCTTCGGGACTACCCAACGTACACTTTGATGCCAATCACAAACGACTCGTTCATCAATTGGAGCGGGTCGTTCAAAGCATTTGAAAGTGTCCTATGAACGTAATTGCTCCTGTTGATGGAACAAACAATATCAGGATTGCTGACTTTGTTCGAGTGAACACAGGCACAGAAACGTATCGCTTCACCACGGCTCCATCAAACACCCTAGTCCCTTCTGTTGACTCAACTGCTTTTAGTGCTGTTGGCTCTTTGATGAAGGTTGGCGATGTTCAACGCGACATAAAAAGCACAGCAAACGAAACTACGGTCACGTTGGTTGGAATTGATACGGCTTTGCTTGGATGGGTTCTTGGTCAAAACGTCAAGGGCGCTCAGATTCAAATGTGGCATGGCTTCTACAACGACAACAATCAGCTCATCACTAGCGGTGGCTCTGGTGGTTTATACCAGTTCTTCAATGGCGTCATTACATCGTTTGCCATATCTGAGACATGGATGGAAGAATCAAGGTCTTATGTTGGAACGATTACGATTGCTGCATCTTCAATTCAGTTGATCTTGCAGAACCGAATTGCTGGTCGATACACAAACAACAACTCATGGCAATTCTTCAATAGCAATGACACATCAATGAATCGCGTGAACTTCATCCAGAACATCAACTATCAGTTTGGCAAAAATATATGATAGTTCGTCACGCTACTCCGTTTGACATCCCTGTGCTAATTGATTTGTTGCGTGAGTATCGTTCTCACACTCCGCTCAAATTTCTAAGTGAAGTGGATGATGAGCAGTACATAACAACCATGCTAACTGAGATAATTAGTGGCAAAGGCGTTGCTTTGGTTGCTGAAAACGGAGAAGTGTTTGGAATGCTGTTAGCAAGCATTCACCCAAGCCAATGGTCGCCAAAGCATTTGTTGATGACTGAGTTGGCATATTGGGTTGAACCAGAATATCGAGGCGGCACAGCGGGCTATCGCCTATTGGCTATGTATGTTGCAGAAGCAAAGCAGCTCAAAGAGTCTGGACGTATTTGCAACTTCTTTATCAGTAAGATGGTAAACAGCCCTGACTTGTCTTATGGCAAGTTAGGATTTGAAAAACTAGAAGAATTTTGGGTGATGTAATGCCGGGTTCAGTAGTCGCCACATACCTATTTACAGCCGCCGCATCTGGTACTTGGTACTACATTGCCACGGCTTTTGCGGTCAACATGATCGCTTCGTCAATCATTAGCAAGTCTCTTGGCTCTCAAGGGCCGAGCACAAATGACGCAACACAGAACCCCGGCAGTCGTGCTCAAGTCCCTCCTGCCGGAGACAACAAAGTTCCAGTGGTGTACGGTTCCGCTTATGTTGGCGGCATCATCACAGACCTTAGCATCACATCTGACAATCAAAAGATGTTTTATGTGATGACGTTGGCCGAAGTGACTAACACAGAGACAGGCGGCTCTCCAGATAACTACACCTTCGGTGATGTATATTGGGGTGGAAAGAAGTGCGTGTTTGGCACTGGTGCTGACACTTACAAAGTTGTTGGCTTGCTTGATGAGTCCACTGGCGTGACCGATACAACTGTTGCGGGGAAGATGAATATCTACCTGTACCGTAACGGCTCGTCATCTGGCGTAAACACATCATTGACCGCAATTCAAGTGATGCAGTCTTCTGGCCTTGTCTACACGTGGGACGGCACAAAGTTGATGACAAATGCTGCTTTTGCAATCATTGAGTTGACTTACAACAACGAAGCGAACATTACAGGCATTCAGCAAACAAAATTCCAACTAACAAACAGCCGATATAAGACTGGCGATTGTTTTAGCGATTATTGGCAGTCAACTAGATACGGTGCTGGTTTGCCGTTGTCTGAAATCAATACAGCATCCTTGACCGAGTTAAACGCATACGGCGATGGCGCATTTACATACACAACCTCTGGTGGCGGCTCTGCTACGCAAAGTCGCTTCAGGTTTGATGGAACGTTAGACACAAACAACACCATCATGGTAAATATGCAGTCAATGGCGTCATGCTGTGATTGCTTGATTAAGTACAACGAAATCACAGGCCAATGGGGTGTCATCGTTCAAAAGCCAACCTACACGGTTGTGATGGACATCAATGACTCAAACATGGTGTCTGCCATTCAAGTGACACCAATCGACTTAGCCTCAAGTTACAACATTGCAGAAGTCAAGTTTCCAGACAGTTCTGCACAAGATGCGTTCAACACATCCACGTTTGACTTGGCCGAGATTGCCCCGTCTTTGCTTTATCCTAACGAGCCAATCAACAAACAAACCATTAGTTTGCCATTGGTGAACAACAGTGTTCGCGCTCAGTACCTTGCTAATCGTTTCTTGGAGGCCGCGCGTGAAGACTTGCAGATCAAAGTTGACGTTAATTTTTCTGGCATTCAGCTAGAGGCTGGCGACATACTGACGGTCACAAACTCAAATTACGGTTGGACTGCAAAGCCATTCCGTATTTCTCAAGTGGTCGAAAAGTTTAGCGATGACGGGCAGATCACTGCTTCCTTGTCCTTGATGGAGTTCAACCCTCAAGTCTATGACGACAAAGACATTACGCAATTCACTCCAGCGCCAAACACGGGCATTGGTTCACCTTTGGGCTTTGGAATTCTCTACGCTCCAACCGTAACCAACATCCAAACCTCATCACCCGTTCCCTCGTTTGATGTAGCGGTCACGGCGGCGAGTAACGGTATTGTTCAATACGCAGAGGTGTACTACTCTGCTTACGCCTCTCCTACGCTGTCTCAGCGATTTTTTGCTGGCACTACGGCGGTGAATCCCGGCGGTAATCCATACAGCCCTGCAGCATCAATGGGCGTTGTAACATTGGCGAACATCCCTCAAGGTGATTGGTACTTTTCCGTCAAATATGTAAACTCGCTTGGCTCAAGCGAATTCTCTGCGTCATCTACTGCTTTCCAGTGGCGACCTTTGACGTTCCAATTCAGCAAAAGATGGTTGGCCGTTGCCTACGCAAACAATGCCACAGGCACAAGTGGTTTCAGTTATGACCCGCGCGGCAAGTCGTATTTTGGCATTTTCAACAACGACACAGCCAACGGAGGCGCAGACCCAGCGCTATACACATGGTATTCGGTGGCTGCATTTGGTACTGCCAACTATCTGCTGTATTCAAATCGTCAAAACCGAAAGTTCAGTTTTGATGTCGGTAATGCTGGCTATTTAAACTTAGGTGGAGCGTTTGTCCCAACTCAGACATCGGTGTATGACTCAACACAATGGTCTGCTTTGATTGACCCTGTAAGCGGCATCCAGAGTTTCATCGACTTGGATGTGCGCACTGGTCAACTTACGATTGCTGGAGCCACTGGCAACAACGTGAACGACGGCTTTTTGGCTGTGACCAACAACACCGATGGTTCGATGAAGGTCAACTTACATGACTTCTTGAACTTTGGCGCTGGTGTTTACTCTAAGTCGTTTAGCGCCGCAACCTTGACTGTTGACGTTTACGGTCGCGTGGTTGGCTTCTCAGAGGCTGACAACTTCTACTATACGGAGCAAGTGTTTGTTGCAACGGCTGGACAGACAAGCTTTAGTTTCACCCACACTGTCGGTTGGGTTCTGGTGTTTCGTAACGGTGAATTGCTTGGCCCAACAGAATACAGCGAAACCAGCACGACTGTGGTGATGAATACTGCTTGCGCGGTGAACGAAACAATCGTCATCATCTATATGCGCGGCAACAGCACAAGCGAATATTACGAGCCATTGAACATTGTCATTGCCTCTAGTGGCTCAAACACTGTGACATATTCCGAGTCGCCTTGGAACAAGGTTCAGGCTGGTGACAAGATCACATTTGCAAATACAGGCTCTCCAACGCAATATACAGTCTCCACAATTAATCAGTCAACCAAAGTCATCACGTTTACCACAACAATCTCTGGCGCTACCGCTGGACTTGACTTGTATCGTTACAGGGCCGCTGGCGCTGATTACGCACCATTTACTCGATACGATCAAGATGTAACCGCAATCACCAGTTTCTTGCCAACTGAATACGAAATCAGAAACGGCTTTGAGTATTTGTTTGTGAACGGCGTTCAAATCAGTGAGATTGACTACGATGTAAATCCAACAACCAATGCCATTGGCGGCTTTCCAGCCCCTATGACTGGTCGATTGACTGTGATTCAGTTCACTCCAAACAACTTGGCAGTGCCTGCCAGTAACATTGCCAACACTCCAACCTACTCGGTAAGTGGTCAATCAACCTACCCATTTAACAGCAATCCGTTGTCGATGGAGGTCTATGCCAACGGCTGCTTGCTGA